GGTAAACAGGTAACGACCGATCGGAATAGGAAGGTGAATAGGTTTCCCGTCTGCTGTATCGTGGATGGTGTCATACCGAACGATATGCACGTATTTCGGTACCGGCACCGTATCTCTGATCGTGTCGAGACGCACGACTGGCGGCAAAGTATCGTACTGTACGATCTTAACCGGGTCGAAATTCTTTGTTAACCGTCCCAGAAAGAACATGCCAAAGAATAAAAGAATAATGAGGGTGTATGTGCCAAAGTTTTTCATGCCGCACAATTATTCCAAGTGCAATATCTGATGCCGATTCTTTCCCGCAGAATACGAAATATGCACCCAACTATAATCACTTTCATCGATCAGTTGGTCGAAATCGAAGCCTCCGCCTGCGATCAGGTCGAATAACCGACGGTTGGCCGCCTGACTGCCGACGGTAATATCGGCGGCTTCTCCACGGACATGCTGGCTGGTGGGTACGCCGCCGACCGCCTTGTTTAATGTCGGGCACCGATAACCGCTGTTGACCGTGATCGGGCCGCCCCACTTTTCGCGGATCGGATCGAGCAGGTTGTTTACGAGTGTCGAAAGTTTGACTTTCACCCCCGGCGGCGGGGTGTTGTCGATCCCGAGCGCCCGGGCCTTGGCCGAGGCGGTCAGTTCGGGTATGGTAAAGTATTTCATTTTTTGTCGTTGTTATCATTCGTATCTACTTCTTCCGGTTCGATAATATCCGCTTTCTTGGCAAACAACTTGAAGATATTAACCCGCATGCGCTTCCCGCGCGCCTCGAAGTAATTCGCATAGCAGCTGTTAATTTCACAGCCGAAGATCACCAGCAAGATCAGCAGCGGCAGGACGGGGATGCCGAACGGCTCACCGAAGGTCTGCCCGATAACCCCTGCCAATAGAATCCAACACAGGTAATCGGCCATCTTGTTAAGTGTCCGGCGCACGGCCCGCGAGAAGCGGATGGTTTCGCCTCGTTTACGGGCCGCAGCCACACCGAACCTTAAATCGACCAGGATTAGGATCACGGCGGCGAGAAACACCCCGGCCAACGGTAGCATAAATTCGTAAAATTGCGAAAGGACTGTCGCCAGAAAGCCCGAAAGGATGTTTCTTTGTTGCATGGCCGCCTCCTTCCTATCCGATCATCACAATGGCCCACATAACCAGTGCCCCGGCCATCACGGGTACAAAGTCTTTCCAGAACTTCGGTTCAACGTAGTTACCGTTTTTGTCCTTATACTCCTTACCGGAGGTTTGTTTGATCCCGGCCCAAGCGATCGCCACGATCAGCGCAGGAAAGAATGAGAACACGCCCATGTTCAGGATTACTCCGCAGATTGCAGTCACCACCATCCCGATGATGATCTGCCAAAGGTTTGATTTTGTCATTGTTTGAAAGATTAATGATTATTTAGTGTAGGCTGCCCATACTTCATAAGACCAATTAACAGTAGTAGGAGAACTTGTACCGCCATACCACGCTGCTACTGTTACTGATCCTGTTGATAGGTTATATTGTAAATCCGATATACGTGTTATATCTCCAGTAGTTTGATTCCATTGAGAACTACCTAACCCCACTGAATTAGATTGCGATCCGTAAAGAAACAAGGTGCCGCCTTTCATTAATATAGCAGACAACCCCTCAATTGTGGTAAGGTTTTTAGTGACCCCGGTAAATTCCCCGGTCCATCTTTGTGCATAAACTTGTTTTCCGTTATACGTCCATCCTGAAATCGCAACCTCTCCGGAAGCAGGGATATTCAATCCACCGCCTGAAAGTCCATCCAGCTTGGTTTTGTCCGCCGCCGACATCAGCCCGGCCTTGGAAGTGGTCGCATTGCCGAGGTTACCGGAGTGCCACAAACTGACAAATGGTTGCCACTCTCCGTTTACCATCCTTCTGATCTGGAACACATCCTGATCATGGCGATTGTAAAGTTCGGTCATATAATTGGAAGTCTGCCCGAATTTTATAAAAGGCCCGTTAAAATTACCTCCGGCAGAACTTCCACTATAGCCTGCGCCTATTTCATTACTATTATCATTTACACCTCCCATCCCCAGATAAGGGAATTTGCTATCAGGGTTGAAGTTGCCCGCATTCCACACCTTTTGCCACGGCTTCCATGTCCCATTCACTTTATTGCGGATGTAGATGTCGGTGGTGGAGTAAACAAAATACATCTGCTGGGCGGCGTTGGCATCCCAATTCGTGTGCAGTAGGAAACATCCTTGCGAACTTCCTAGCGGGATATTCGTGCACCCGGACAGAAGTCGGTACATTCCGGAAGTGCTTATCGTATCTAAATCTCCGCCAAACTCACTGTAACTTAACTTGCTGTCCGGATTGAAATTGTTAGAGTTCCAAACTTTAACCCATGGGCCCCAAACAGTATAACTTTGTCTTAGTCGTATAAAAATAGACGGATTGACATCTCCCGAAGAGTACCCCAATGCCAACTGTACCCAATTTGCTTCACGCCCGGTTCCTTCGACGACAATAACGCTTCCGTAAGAAGTAGGCGCGTTCTGCGTAGTCGTGTCGTAGGTGTAAAAACCGTAAGTCGTGGCGTTATTCAAATCCGAAACAGCACCCCGATTTACGATATATTGTTCTGCCAGTTTTGCGGCGATCACGGCTCCGTCGGCGATTTTTGCGGTGGTCACTTTCCCTGCACCTATAGTCGGATTAGGGTAGGTCCCGGTCAGATCACCACCGGCATTGCCACCCGGAGGCAGGGACGTAGGCTTATCCGGCAAGCTCGCAAAGGTGGTTTTATGCGGGTTGCTTCCGTCTTTGATTAATGAGTGATTGTAAGCCGCCTGCGTCCAATCGCCACGCCCGGCTGTTTCGGCTGTCGTCCCCAGAGCCAAAGAAGGGCTGATCTCGACGTATTCCGTCCCTCCCCAGCGATAGGCCAGATTAGTATCTGTAGCGACATAGATTTTCCCAGACTCTCCAGTTGCTGGAAAATCCGACCGCGACGGGTACTCCACCACATCATCTACATAAGATGGCAGTTGTGAAGAAGGAACCCGACCGCTTTCGTCCAGTTCTGCCAGTCCTCCCGGCTGGCCTTTCTCAGCTAAGACTCGATCTCCTTCGGCTTTGGCGTAGTCTCCTTGTGTCTTGGCATATTCCGCCTGAGTATGCGCCTCTGTTGCAGCATCATTAGCAGACGCAGCCGCCTGATTCGCATTAGTAGCCGCCTCATTGGCTGATTGTGCGGCTTGATTGGCATTAGCAGTAGCCTGTTGGGCTTCATTTACAACTCCAATAGCTACGTCTGCGGCATTTTCTGCTTTTTCCGCCGCTGCCGTTGCTCGGGTTGTAGCTGTATTAGCGTTCACAGCAGCCTGATCCGCCTGATTAGCCGACGCAGTTGCGTTATCCGCCGCTTTTTGAGCTGCTTCCGCTTTAGCATCTGCATTGGCAGCAGAAGTATTCGCATTCTCTGCCGCCTGATTCGCATTGGTGGCGGCCTCATTGGCGGAAGTAGCAGCGTCAGCAATAAACGTCAGTTCCGCCGCCTTACTTGTGTTTTCAGCTGTAGTTCCTAGTGTCTTGAGGCCATTTAAATCTTCTGTAACAGGAAGATCACTGATTTTAACCTTTTGAATTTCCATATCGTCTCAAGCTAATTGCATAACCATCTTCTGTTATAACTATCCGACCGTCTTCTGTCGCCAAAAGAACGGGGAATATTAAATCTTCCAACTCCATTGTCAATCGGTCAAATTCTTCCGCAGATATAAATCCGCAATCTGCAACCGGGTAGCGTTGCAAATCCCGCAGATTGTTTGTCTGCAATTCGACATCATCCGGGATCGTCAATTGTTGACCGGCCACAAGTGTTGGAGTCCAAGTATCAATATTATTGACATCCAGAATCTTCTCTATATTCAGAGGTGAACCGGTCGCATTTACACTGACATCCAAAATCGTTTCGCCTTGTCGAATGGTGTAGGTTGTCATAGTTTGGTGTATAAGGCAAAAAAATCATATTCGATATAATTGGTGGTCCATCCGCCACTACCTATAATGGTAGTATCTTGTTGATAAACAGTCAAAATCATCGCATTGGTGCTAGTCCAAGAATAAAGAACTGAATTAGAGATGTTTTGTGAGTTTGTCCCTACAGGAAGTTTACGTGTAAATGTACGGGTGTTGTTAATCGTTACATTAATACCCACATACCCGATAGCTCCCAAAACAGCATCAATACCCCCTGTCTCAAGAGTTATCACCTGACCACTGGGGTATATAAGATTGGAATCCACCTGAGCTTTGTATTTTTTTCCGTAAACCTGTTTTCCATCAAAGGTTAAACCCTCTACTACTACTTCCGTTTCAGAATCAAGGTCAGGGTAGGGGTAGAGCCCGATCAGAGCGGATAGTTGTGCGCTTGTCAAATCCACAGCCGGGCCGGCCTGGGTAGAAGCATTCCCTTTAACCGTTTGAGCAGGCATATTCGCCAGTTTGGCGTTCGACACAGCATTAGGCGCGATAGCTGGAGTTGTGATAGCTTCCGGCTGAATCTGACCCGGGGTAATCCACCCGCTATATTTGGCAACATTCGCCTCTGTAAGTTGCGGGTAGCCCGTATCACTGGCGCTAATTTGCGTGGTGTATTCCGTATATACCGGTGCCGTGCTGCCGGATTTGGTGGGACGGACATCCGTTTGATTGTCGAGAGGGGCCAGATAACTCGACCGGGTAGCCCCTGCTGGAACCGAGCGAATAACCCCATCCATAACCACCAATCCCGCCCCGTAGGCATTCCCGCTGTACGTCAGGCCGCTCAAAATAGCAAAGTGCACGTCAGCTAGTCCGGCAACAGCCGTCATAACGTTGTCTGTACACTGAGCAGCATCGGACTGTAAAAAAGGAGTTTTGTTCGTCTCCTGAACGTTGTATTTCTTTATCGAACTCATATAGCTTTGATTTTGTAGGTTATCCCATCAAGAATTAAGGTGTTCAAATCTGCCAGGAACTGAGAATACAAAGCGCTATCATCCATTAAGGACTGAGGCACCCATATTATTAGAATATTAATGCCGCTCACACTTTCCAGATTTGGGGTCAGATAAACCGGGTCGGCTGTCGTCGATGTCAGCCACACATCATTCGAGGCATCGTCCGGAGCCAACCATACAGTCTCGTTCGCCCCTAAATACTCAAAATCTATCTGCTCGGAATAATGATCGCGCAAATACTTCAAGGCTGAACCATACGTCCACGGGATGAGGGCGAGAAGTTTCTGTTTTAGTCGAAAAGCAAACAAATCAGCCAGTGGAGTGTGCAAAGGAGTGAGCGAGCAGTACACCAACCTATAAGCCACCGATAAGGTCAGCGATTTAGTCACCGACCAATACTGGCGGAGGTAGAGCATGGTGAGCTTTCGTATGTCAGTTTCCCGAAACATAAGTTATATTCTTCTCAAAGTCGGTTTCGTAATTGAAATACCCGGCAGGGATTATTACGCTTTCCGTAAAAGGCTGCCAACCCGTGTCGGTCTGAATCTGACCGCCTGCCAGATAAAAATCTACCACTCCCGGCACGTTGCTCCGCACGTACTGCTCAAGGTGATTCGGGTAAAAGGCCGAATTGAAGCTCATCGAATCCCTGAACTGCTCCATAGCCGCAACTACGCCGGATGCAATCGTTGCCTGATCGTACTGCGGAGAGTATACGCAGTTCATCGTAGCAAACTTGACTACATTGCCAGCAAGCGAATACTTATTAAGCAGAATGCCCGGAATTTCAAAATTCTTCATGTAGGTATCGAAGGCTTGCTTTTGTTCGTCAGTCAAAGGAATCAGCTGCCCGTTTTCATTCTGTGCGGCCACCTTTAACGACAGGGTAGAAACCGGATAATCCTCGCCCCCGATTTCCACCGTAGAGGTCGATATATCGGCCGATGCTTGTTTGACGATCTGTTTTGTGGTATCGATAGTAGGATAGTAGGGGTGGTAATTCTCATCGAACTCCAAATTATCCCCATACTGAAAAGCCTTAGCCGCATCCTCGTAATATTTGGCTTTCCCGTACCTATTCTGCCTTACATAAGACTGTATCGTTGTCACAGTATTGCTGATCTCCGTGCGGACGGTATCGATCACATCCGAAAAAGCCTTGATGATCCGCTGATACACCGACCCGGCAGAGGTATTCGTAAGCTGGGGGATTGCCGCTTGTACGTTCGCCAGTATGTCATTGAAACTTGCCATATCAATATTCTGTTATTAGAACTACATCATTCCCTTGCACCTGGTATTCCGCACTCAGGGCACCGTCCGTATAGGCCATGTTTTGCCAGCGGATCAGCGTGGGCAAAAGTTCAGACCCGATAGCATCCACTAAGGATAATCCGATGGGAGGATAGAGAGGGGTACACATGGCCGTTCCCGCAAGGATAAACCCATTTTGCAGCCCGGTATCGCGGTCTGCGGCAACATCCAAATCGCCGCTCTCAATGTATATATCCCTTTCCCTCGGGTTGAATCTCAAATCCTGCATCAGTGCGTTATTTTAGTGTCCTCGTAATCCGCTGCGACAAATTCTGCCGCTTTTCCGGTCGGTGCCGGGGCTACCACCGATCCTGTACCCGGCTGGACTCCGGTAACATTGTGGGTGTGATTGTTAAAAGCGTCCACCAAAGCATTCAATTTATCAGTTAAAGTGTTAATTTTGATAATACCACCCAAATCACCGTTATTCAGGGTTATTTGATCCGACAGAATATTTATGTTCGTTTGCCCTGTAATTTTAATGCTCTCGGCATCCTGAAAATCCAACACCGCCGGGCTTCGGGTGTTTCCTCCGTAGAAACATACCGAACAATCGGTGCCGGGCTTGGGGTAGATCATGTAATTACTTTCTACCGACAATACCCGCAATGGTACTCCTTCCCACTCCAAAGAACCTCCTTCCGCATCCTCGACCGACACCGTGCAGGTATTATCATCCTTGTTTACGGCGGTGATCGTGCCCTGGATAATGCTGCCCTGCATAGAAAACTGCCGTAAAAGCGTGGATAATTGGGCTACCGCGTAATCCGTATAATTATCCATTGCTGAGGGTGGTTTGCGGCACGGGCATATCACTTGCGATCTGTGCCAATGTTAATGTTTGCCTGCATCCTTGAGTGTCGATAGTCACCCCTACGCGCTTCACCTTATAGGTGCCATTCAGTGATGAAAAACTTTTATCCTTGTAATCCACCAGACTGAACAACTTAACTTCCGGATAGAGCAGGGTGGTAAGCGTTCCTTCATACATGCCGGTCCGCAGGTTATCCAATACATAAGTATTGACGAAAGATTCGGCGTTCTCTTTCGTTACAGAGGTGCAGTCAACCACCCTTATCTGCCCCTCCTGATCCCCAACGGTAAAGCTCTTTTTCTTCCCGTTTTTATCTGTGTACTCGACTTTCAGTTTAAATTGTTTCCATACTCCGTCGGGCTGTTGGATATTGCAACCGATCACGTTTCTGTCGCTGGCCAGCTTGACATTATTTCCTTTGGTAGCGCTGATGCCCGTTGCAACCAGATTTTTGTCCCGAAAGGTAACCACGAGCCACATTTCACTCTTGATCTGCTGCAACACGTACAAAGGTGAAGAGTCTTTGATGGAGAATTTGATAAACTCCACATCGGCCACATCATCGGAAACCTCAACCCCTTGCGACGAGCACACGTATTTCAAGATTTCTTTCAGCTTGACGGGTTTATTCCACACTTTATTCAGGATGCCCCGGCGCAGTAAATAAACCTGATCCTCGCAAACTATCGTACTCGGGGTTCCCTCCCTGATCTGATACACGTAGCCCTCAAACAAAGTTCTTTCCGGGTAGTCGTCGTACCATGCTTTTACCCGTACTTTATCCCCGGCCTTAAAAGCAGTCCGCACCGGCGCTATAAAAGGTGTCCCGCCGTCTTTCTCGATCCGGGCATTCAGAGGGCAGGTGATTTCACACCGTGCGCCGATCCCGTCGATAGAATCATTCACAGAAACCCGAACCACCGAGGATAGTTTTTTCTCGTAGTTTTCGCCGAATGAAACTTGAACATGCGCGATCAGGTACAGCATTATTGCGAGATTATAAGTGTTTCTTCTTTGTTGTTTTTCTTGCTGGTTGCATCGTATGCTTCAATCGAGTACTCGAATCCTACCGATCCGATCAGTGGGTTGGTGGTCATACTCTCCACCAAGATGTATTCGATACCGAGTTTATTTAGGTAAGGGTTTTTGACCTCTATAATCTCGTTTACTTGGAATACCTGCCGATTTATCAGGTCGAGGGCTTCCAGCATATCGTCTATGCGGTATTTGTCATTCCAGTCCTTTGTGTCGGTCGCTATCTGTACGGCGCCACGACCCAAATCATCAAACCCTCTTTGCCGCCACTTATCCACAAGGATAGTCCCCCTGAAAGTAATTTTTGAGGTCTTTATGCTCATGCGCTCAAACGCCTCTTCTCCGTCAATAATCTGCGAACGGGCGATGACCTTGCCGTGTGAAGTATTCAGCTCAAAAAACGGCTGTATCTGTACGGAGAACTTGGTATTATTGAATTCAACATACGTCACGTTATCAGGAGAGGCTGCATTGTAATCTCCGATATATGTAAACAAGTTGCGTATAAACTCCTTTGCTTTGCTCATCACTGTACAGCGATTTGAGTGAGAATATTAACAAACTCTTTAGCGGCTGTTTGTCCCAATTGTTCCGGGGTGTACTTTTCTCCCTCTACATGTTTATCGTCGATCTGAACCACGGGAGAATTGAATGTGATCTGGAAGTTTTTGATACCACCGTTGCCGGAGACACCGCGGGGGGAAAGGTCGGTGTTAACTCCAGCTATTTGAGATATAGCGTTGGATGAGTAGCTATTAATATTGCCACCACCTAACACGCCCACGATCTGCGATCTCAATGCTGAATTTGCGTCCAGTGTTTTAGTAAGAAGATTCCAATGCCGACCTTTGTAGGAAAATTTCGTCAAATCTTCTGTTATTTTTTTATTGTATTCCGTTAGCTTACTTATCATGGAAGATAAGTAATCACGTCCGAAATTTTCATCCGATAGCTGTTTGTTAATATAATCTGGATCATTCTTAACCGCAGAGGTAAAATCATAGTCGGTATACTTTCGGATAAAATTATGATCACTTTGGCTCTTTGCTGTTTCATATAGAGAATATACACCCGCAATGGCACCGCCAGCTAAACCCAGACGACCCACCACACCCCCTAATTTGCCTCCCAAAACAGAGGAAGTAGATATTACATTAAGTAATTTAACTATCGTTTGAAGACCATTAATGAAACCCACAAGGGTTTTGAATGCAAACACTCCCGCCAATGTGTAACCTACAGCCTTTATTTTGGGTATAAGTTCATCGAAGTTTTCGATCTGCTTCTCCACCCAATCGCTGAACTGCTGCAAGTAGGGTCTGGCTTTCTCAAAGAATTTCACCCAAATCTCTTCGAGCTTATTGGCGATGATCTGCCATTGTCCCCGAAATGTCTTTGCCCTGGCTTCAACGGCACCGAAATAGATTCCGCCTTCTTTGGTCATATTTTCGAAGGCTTTTGCAACAATGTTAAAAGAAATTTTGCCCTCGGTGGACATTTTCAAAATCTCTTCGGTGCTCTTACCGATTAGCTTGCTTAATTCCTCAAAAATCGGAATGTTCTGATAAGCAAACTGCTTTAAGTCGATACCCTGAGATCGACCTAGTTGTTTGATCTGAGCAAAGTTAAAAGCGATATTACCAAAGTCACCCCCGGAACCCGCAACGACATCGGCAAACATCTTAAGGTATTTCTGCGTGTTTTCTTTGAAAACAGGAGCAAGAAAACCAGCCTGTTTGTAAATATCGCTTATCGCAATAGGCATAGTCCTACCCATTTGCTTCAAATCACCCAGCATAGCCCGTGCTTTCCCCTCATCTTTGAGTGCAAATCGCAAACGGGCAAGTGCATCTTCCTCCGTGCCTCCTGCATTGATGATTCTGCGGCCAATATCGACAGCACCAATAGACAAGCCCAGTCCGGCCAGCTTGGAACCTAAGCCATGAAAGCCGAAATTTAGCTTATCGAGCTTTTGCCGTGCATCCCCAATAGCCGTTGATACTCGTTTAAAACCTGATTCCGCTTTTTGAGTGGCTTGTTGGGCATAAGTACCGGTACGACGGTATGTGTCTCCCAGCTTGGACGACATGCTATTTAACTTCTGCATGATTGCATCCAGTTTTTGGGAAATGGTAAACAGTTGCCCCATTACCGTGGCAGCATTCCCGCCTACGTTGATCTTTACTCCGTAATCGATCATCTTGAAGGAAAATTAAGAGAGGCAGTTACAACAACTGCCTCTCGTGCAGTTTAGTTGCGTAAATATGGGCTAAGGTGGCTCCGATCTCGTCAATGCTCAGCTCTTCGAACTCCCTGCGACTCATCCCGAAAATCCGGGCGAATAACAGGTATGTTTCCCACAGGGGGTTCTCCTTGCTGAACAACTGGAGCAGTTCGGCGCTTTTCGTTTGCGCAACCTGAAAAACCGATGACAGTCTTACAAGTTGGCTGTTAAAAAAGGGCCGATCACCCTCCCGAAAAGCTCCATGTTCAATTGGAACGTCGCTACCACGTCGTTTTTCAGCAGGACAAAATCCGTCTCGTTGAAATCCGGTCCTTTGACCACAAGGCCGTCGATAAACTCCGTCCCCATCTTTTCGATAGAAGCCGGGGAAAATACTGCTTCGCCTTTCGCATCCGTGGACATCATACCCATCGCCGCATAAAACAGCTTTGCGTCGCTTCTCCGGCACCGGTCGATCTCCCGGAACTCCAGTTTCATCTCCTTGTCGACCAGCTGGCCGTCGGCATCTTTGCACTTGAATTTTTGCGTGATTTCCATGATTACACAGATTTATAGTCGATACACGTCCCGGACAACTCCCGGAGCGTTTCGAGTGAATTGCGTTCGATGTTCTTGTTGTCTCCGGAGAACGCGCAGCCGATATACTTCTCAGCGGAGCCATTCTCCAGACTGGTCACCGTGATATTCGTATTAGCCGGGAAATCCCGGAAATCGTGAATACCCGATCCCATAGCCAGTTTAGCGGCCTGCACGATCTTGATGGCCTCTCCGTCCTGCAAAGAGATATTGAACGCGTTGTTCTTAATCCCCCGCTTGACGGCGATAGGCTTCTCCGTGCTGATAGCTCCGATAGGAGTAGCATCCTGAGACAGATTCCTACCCACAGCGGAAGCGGTCAGAAACATGTACACCGGAACCGAGCCGATAGTGATAAACACCTGGTATTTATCACCGCCTGAAACTAAATAATCCAGATTCATATTACAGCGAGTTTACAAATTCGATGTCCGCTTCGATCAGGGCAATGCCCGGACGCTGCTGGATGGATAAGTGAGCCTTGACGGTCCTGGTCGAAGTGAACGGAGAAAGGCTCGAAAGCTCCAGATTCACCCCGGCAATCTCCCCGTCCGTAATCATCGGATCGGTATAGGTCGTGTAGAAATTCTCCGTCACCGAGGAAAGATACCCTTCGTTAATATCTCCGTCCGTATCGATGGGCGGCGTTTGGCCGATAATATCCGTAAGGTAGGCATGCAGATAATCCGCAATCTTATTCAGCACCCGGTTGGCCGGAATCGTTGACAGGGCCATAGTGCTGTCCTCGGCGGTTGCACCGTCATTGAAGTAGTAACCCGACTTCGTGTCACGCGTCCGAATGAAAAGATGCTGTTTTTGTCCCAGCGTGTCGAACACGGCAGGCAAAACCGAGCTTACCGGAGTTCCGTCTGTAAACCATGCGTTCTGAATCGGGAGCGGTCCGGCAGATACATTCGAGAGTTCGTAATTGACCGCCTGCCGGGAAAGAATACCCAGCACCAGCCCGACAGAGGCGCAGCTGTCAAGGGTGGCCGTAGTATCACAAACAGCTACACGCGGACAATCCTGTGTATTGAAGTCGGGAGCGTCGGTAACCGATTTGAGGTTATTGCCGTCCAGTACTGCAAACGCTCTGAAACCGGCATCCCAAAGATTGCCCAAAGTTGTATTCAGGGCCGTTGCAGTGGGAATTACATCCGCATAGTAGCTTCCGCTCGAAGGAGCCTGATCCTGCGGAGCGAAGACCACGCCGATCATCTTGGCCCGATCAGCAGGCGAGGGATTCCCCTCAGCACTCAGACCGGTGGAGCGGAGTAGGGATTCGAAAGTATCGGAGGCGACAAATTCGCTCATCGTCGAGCTTTTGTCCACCCCAATCAGATACAGCGTAGCACCGTTTCCGGCCGAGGCGTAGAACTCTTCAACCTGTCTTACCAATGACACCTTATTCGTTGCGTCATACGTGTCGGTTATGCCGAGAGGTGTCAAATCGCTCGGCTGCGAGAGCTTATACAGAGTATTCAGCTTAAACGTACTCGCTACCGCCACTGCCTGCACACAGAGGAGTGCCACCCCGTCCGAAGACGAGGCGACACCAGTCCGGGTGTTGGTGAATTTGATATTTACACCTGTTTTCATGCTTTTTCTTTTTTTCCGGTTTTCTTGTCCGGCTTGGACTCTTTCTCCGTAGTGGATTCATCCACGGCATTGAGAAGGTCGGCCACATTCTGGGCCTCTTCTTCCTTGCTCTTCTGAGGATAAATCGGGTATTTCATAAAGAGATTTTCCACCTCTTCAATGGTCTTCGGCATATTCTCATTGGTGACCAGAATAAGCGGAGACTTCGGATAGAACAGATGGTGTTTAGCCACCTGTTCATCCGTAATCACCATTTGCAGGTAGGTGTCCAGATGAACACCTTTATAACCTGCATCGGTGAATTTCTTTACAACGCCTTTCAGCCTCGCAAAAAAGCGTTCATCCACATTATGATTGATTTCTACCATGATTGTGTATTTTTATGGTTATTCACCCGTCGAGGGTGCGGTGTACTTGGTCGGCACGATCAGAGCCGTTCCCAGATTGTTGGCGTACGCCGGAGCGATACCCGTCTTGATTTCTGCCGAGTAAACTTCGCCGTACAGGGTGGGCTCGATCTTGGTAAACACCTCCATCGAAGCCAGGCCGCGCAGAACATACTCCGGAATCAGCCCGAGGCCGTACTGTACCATCGTGGCCGTCGGAGTGCCCGTAACCGGGTTTACGACCGCGCTCGTGGTCGGATCGTACACACCCAGGTATTGCCGGGTGAACACACGCGAATACGACACGCGCAGGTCTTCGTTCTTGTATCCCTCCACGAAGCGGGTGAGGATGGTCCCCACTTTCGGGTCCTGCGTGAGCGAGTACTGCAACGACGGATCGGCGTTGATAACCGGATTGAGGGATTCGATACGAACATTCTGCGTCTGGAAGAATGCCTCCAGAGCCTGAATGTCCTTCATCGTAAGACCGTTGTAGTCGCCGGTGTTCGACGGAACTTTCACCCAGTTTTCCCCGAGCTTGAGCGCCTCGCCCGAAGTGCCCTGCACCTTCGGAGTGTAGCCCGATTTGGTCGTTGCGATCTTCTGGGCCAGCGTGAACAAATCCCAGTCATACATAGCTGTAAACAGGTTGTTCAGCGCCACATCCCACTGCAATCCCATCTGGTCGTAAGCAACGATGTCTCGGTTGTAACGTTTCCAGAGCATCGGTTCCAGCAGATGTTCGTAAATCTGCATCGATACCGGCGTGTCGGCTTTGGCCACAATCGTTGCAGGCGTAACCGTCGTATCGGTCTGGGCTGGTTGGGTAGTAATCTTGTTGTCGAAACCGATATTCGCCCATACGATTCCCACGTTATCGCCGACCATCTGGGCCGGAAGAACGGGCATCCGGTTTACCCACAGATTGGTCGGGAACAGCTTGAGGTACGCCATTGCCGAAAATGCGATACGGTCCAGCGCCGGAGATTCCACAAAGTCGGTCGATGCGTTCAGTTTGGCATTGCCGCTCATGGAGAGCTTCTGAATATCACGCAGTGACGATGAAAGTGATTCCCGGTTGCTCATGTACTCATCAACACTGACGCGCACCGGGCGGCCACCGTTGTCGATGTTGAAGTGCAGTTTGTCGAAAAACACTTTTCCTGACGGGGTGTTCTTGATCGCATCGAACACATGCAGTTTTTCGTTTTCATTGCCCTGTGAAAGCATCTCGGAAATCCCATCCATACCCTTTTCTTTCATAAGGGCTGAAAGGGACGCCCGTTGTGTGCTGACACGTACTTTCGGCATGTCCATTTGGGGCATCGCGGGATTCAGGCCCAGGGTTGCCGGGGCCGGTTCAGACACCTGTTTGAGTTCCGGTGCTGCCAAAGCGGCAGGTTCGAGTTGGGTTTTGGGCTCTTCCGCAGGAGCGGAAGCAGCGGGGGCAGACAGGGTAACGCCTTCTGCCGGTGCGCCAGTCTCGGGCGCAAGGTTCTTGTTCTCTTCCATTTCGTTTAATTTATTTACTCCGCTTCCTGCGGAAAGGTTTTCTTCTTCCTCTTCCCAGCAATTCAGGGTCACATACTCATAACCCGCTGAAAGTTTGGCTTCCATCACATCGGGACTGATGCCGGATAACTTCTCCGGTGCTTCGTCCGTACTGAGGGCAACCCCGGCCTCCATTGCAACAGCTCCCGGATCGGCCGGAACAGAAGTCATCGAGTTTTCCCAGAGATCAAAGGCCAATGCTTCGTTCCGGTCGGCATTCAACTTGACAAAACCACCCATGCTGATGGCATTGATACCTCGCTCTTCATAAAGGGTCTTATACCGCTGCCCGAGCTCCGTAGATGCGAAAACGGGCAGGGCGGTCAGTTTGCCGTTTTCTATCCGGATGTCCTCCATGTGGCCTATATTGTTGTCGTATTCATGTTCAGCCAACAATACCGGATTTGCGAGATAGTCCGAGATATTGATTACCTCGACGGGGATTCTGTAGCCTTTTCGATTCATCCTCCCGGATGAAAGAACTATACGTCTTGTCTCCATTATACCGTTACTTCAAATTCATACTTAATATCTTCTATGGGCACCTCCGGCTCTTCCATCGGAACAGTAAGAATCGCACGCACGATCAATTCGTAGGTAACCACATTCTTCGACCACTTGTCATAAGGCGTATGCCTCAGATTATACCCCCGCGACCTGGTTATTAAATTGTTCTTCTGGAGTAGCTTTTGCATCTGCGGTGTAGTAAACACCTGTCGATTGAAAAGCGTCTGGATGCGGTCGGGTATATCGTAAGCCCCCTTATACTTATCCACTATCCAATCCGAAGAGTGCGCCAGGTCTATATTGGTGTCGAGAATCGAGATAGAAATACTAATCTCATACTCCCGTCTCTCATAGCCACCGACAAACACCGAGCTTTCATCCTCCAGAATCCCCACGATTGCCGCCGGAAGAACGTTTTGCGGCGGGTTGTTCGTGGTAAAATTCCGGGCTATCTGCACTTGCTTCAAACCCAATTCCGGAAGCGCCATCAGTTCCTTGCAAACCGCATATAGTAATTGCCCGGTCATTTTTTCAGCATATTTTCTACCTGATCCATCGCTTTCCTAAGCACGGCCTTTCTCGCATAAATGAATTGCCGTTGGGGCATACCCTTCAATCCTTCATTGTGTCTGGGGGCATACGGAATAAGCCTCGTATCTAAGCCCACATGAACGGTCTTACCCTGTACTTCAAAATGCACCTCGTTCATCATGGCCGCGCTTTTAACCAATGTTCGTCGCCCTTCCTTTTGTGCGGCTTCACTGGGCTTCCATTTGCGTAACCCCTGATCTGTTTGGACTCCCTGACGCATAAAGTTGGTTTTGATGTCTTGGGCTACCATATTTCCGATGATGGCCGGAGCTACCTTCATAGCTTCGTCGCATTTCTGCTGAAGCCTGCCCAGATCCACTGTCAAATCTTTCAAACTTTTCATCACCGCACCATCAAAAGCCCACGCCGCAGCATATCGGCCTGTAATGAGTTTCGAACCACATAAGCGTCCGTAATTACATTATCCTCAAATTCCACTGCGTAAACCACATTCGAGGCAATACGAAGCATTACACCCTTCGTTTTAGTCTGGTTGTTCTCATCCACCCACTGCATCCACATCTCATCAGGATTGGAAATGGTTTCACCCAAAAGGTTGACACCTTTACCTCCAGCCACCTCCAAACGAGACCGCAACGAGAGAGTGAGTACAAATCCCATCCGTAGAACAGAGTTATGCACCAGGATATTCCCGTTTTGAACCGGTGCACGTTTGAGCATCTTAGCGATGTCCGATACCGTTCCTTGGTAAACATCGACTTTGGGGGCCGTTTCCATCATCTTGTTCACGGAATCAAGCCGGTATTTATCGAATGAAAGCCGATTGATGCTGGGAAGTACATCGAAATAGCTGCTATCCTTGTTCGGCATGATGCCGTTGATGCCGGCATTGTAAGTAAAGCCCTTTTCGACATCCTGCGATAGCAGGTCCTGTATATCCTCATTCGGAGCGACCTGCCAACCGTTTTTCTGTCGGTCATACTCGGAAACTCCTTCGTAAAAGCACCGGCAGTTCCATCCGTTAGGCGGAAACAGTCTTTGAGCATTCGTATCATCGATACGAAACACCCGGCCGTTGAGCCTTGCATGTTCATCCCGTACCTTGTTGTCCTCCTGGGTTCGATAGCGCCAATAGGGGAGTGAGTCGCGCTGCGCCCACAGGCTTCCCCACTGATTGGCCATAATAGCCGTCATCGAGGCTGTTCTATACTCGGTCTTTAGCCAGTCTTCGCGGAATGTAGACACGACCTTATTGACCGCTTTTTTGAACTGCGAGAAAGATACCTTTTGCCCTTTGTCGTTAAAGAGACTTCGAGCAATAGCATCGTTAACCGCAGCCTGCTCGGCTACGTTCTTGGCAGCGGAAAACTGGAAGATGTTAGCCATGTAACGAGGCACCAAGTCATCAGGGATAGAACCATTCCCTTTGGCGGATAGTTTCACCAAAGGATTATTCCCGAACAACGGAGCCTTAAATGTGTCTGCGTAGTATTTGTACTGCTCCAGATCGATAAAAACAGGTTGGGGCTGTTCCGTTTCATACAACTTTCTCACAAATGCGTCGGAAACATGCGCATGGTTCCCCGTAGGAAGATCGACATCTTCTTTAGCTACCTCTTCTTTGATCTTGGGTGCACGCAAATAGATAATCCCCTCGGGCTCCTGTGGTGTTTGACGACTGCGAGCCGTTAGGAAATCGAGCGCTTTGCGGACAAAGTTTTTTTCCTCTTTGGTTTCAATCTCGGACTCTTCTTTGATAGCGACCGGCGGCAAAGAGATGCCCGATTTATCCTCGTAAAAGTTTTCAGGTAACCCGATCTGGGTAAAAAATTCCTGCGTAAGTTGTTTGCCGTTCTGATTAACAATGTCCGACATCTTTTGTGCCTCATCCATGCTCATCGTGGAAGCACTGTCATCAGAAAACCATCGATTATCCGGAATGTTGAGCTTTGGTTTAAGGACATTGTTCAACACCTCTACCATCCATTTCACATCCCGCTCGGCATAGGTCTTTGCAACCCGCTCGTGAACCTCCCCCAAAGACCGGCTATTGCCTTCTTTGATGGTCAACTGAGACCCGAGTACAAGGTTAATCATCCTGATTTCAGCCTGATCGATATAGTCGTAGTATGTTTTATAGGCATCCGAGGTGCTGTGATGTTCGGTTTGTTTAACCTCTATGGAATAAACCTGTTTCCCATCATCTACCGAAAAAGGAGTAGTAATAGCCACGGTAGGGTCTATATTGGCCGCAATTTCCCGTGCAGTCTCCTGGTTGGGATTTACCTTTTTCTGCTGAATTGTGCCGTCCGGAGCAATGTAGTCTTGTAGTTCTACGCCTGCACCGTTATATCCGACTTGCGTTAAGGGGAATGCCAATCTCGTTCCCGATGCTAACCAGTTTCTCAAGGTGATCGCAATGCCTACATACTCCTTCAAAAGAGGTTGAAACAACCCGAGCATAGTCTGGTGTTGTGATGAATACTCCACATAGAACAGGTTAGAATAATCATCGAACCTCTCATGCCCGTTCAGGTCGAAAGGCGTATGTTTAAGGGCTCTATTGAATGGATCGATAACCGAGATAGGGTAGCGCTCAATTTTATTGTTTTGTGGCTGAAAAACACCGCCCGAATACCCTTGAAAGATCGCCATAGATGCCGCCTCGATCCATTTGCGGAACCACCCTTTGTCAATTTGTTCGGTCAGCGCTTCGTCCACATTCCCATTTTCATCCATCAAAACATAACGGGCGGAGAGAATCGGGTTTAATCTGCGCTCTATAAGTGTTTGTACAAACGGGGACGAGGCCAGCATCCACGTTACCATAGTATCCCATCCCTGAGCCATGCCGTTATTAATGAGCTGGTCGGAATACATACGCCAATCAGCCTCGGTATAGTCTATATACCGGGTCATGGGATAAGTCTTGACTACAAACGAGCCTAACCCGACTGGTTTAATCGGGTTAACTGAGTTCTGTTTATTTGTAGCCGTTGCCATCAGTACAGGTATTTATTTTTAGTGGAAATAACCTCCGGAGCCATTCGTATATCTTCCCCGACAGAGGGGACATCCAAAAGTGATTGTTTGCGTGACTGCAACTCATCAATCGTGCGCAGGAAATCCTGATATGCGTCGGTAAGGCTCTTTTTAATCGCCTCGTCTCCGCTGGCTATCTCCCAGCAAGCACAGAATATAACCAGCTTTAAAACCACTCCGTTGCGATCCCAGCCGGTTTTCTGGTATTCAGTCGATAAATCATAAAGTGCGGCGAGATAATTTTGTACACGGCTCTTGGCGATATGTACGGCACGCTGGAGGCTATCGGCATTCTTATCGTAAACAGCTTCCAGATAATACTCCGGTAAATACTGAATCAGGTCGATACCCATCAGGTACCCGAAATCCATTGTTTTTATGTCGATAGGATCAGCCATTACCTCCACGTCCTTTTTGCTATATACACATCACTCATGTGGGTGACATTCGTTTTTTGGCTCAATTTCATCACAGCTCCATGTACGCTATCCGGAATATCGTCGTGCATGTCTTTGGGCATGTTTTTGGCGAAATTCAGGAATTGCACCTCAACCTGTGAGGAAATCATCTTTTCCTTGATATGATTGCTGAATATCAGTTTGTAATTTTCATTGAGCGGAACTAGCAGAGATTCTATTCGCATGAACTTGTCGCCTTTGTTCGTGTTATCCAACCGATAGGGGATAGCGCAACCGTTTTGGGCGCAATACTCGCCATGTGCTTTGGTGAAGTCATCCGCTATACCCTGGTTTTCGATCCACGTTTCTACGATTGCTCGATGGCCTTTTACCTGCTCCAGATTGGATTCTGCGTAACTTTGAGCCTCGTGTATGAGCTCCATCATCACGTAGGTAGTGCATTGTGCTGCGTTAATGTCGAGCACATAGAATGAACCCTGACAGATTCCCACCGTGGCGACCGACTTGTAGTCATTCTTGGGACCTGACTTATAAGAAGGATCGACGTAGATCACGATCTTTTCGAACACAGACCAATCGAGTACATCCAGCCAATTGAGGTGCTTGAATATTTCGCCATCGAAGTTGGCCCCGTATTCACCCTCCAAAAACCGCTGTCGGTCACGCGGTGAAAGGTTTTTGAGCGTGGCAATATAATCGTCGCTCAAATGCTGCATGTTGTCCGTCGGTCGGAAATGCGCCGTTGCATAACGCTCAGGATCATTCAAAGGCTCTCGGGATGATGGATTGAGTTTTTTGTTGAACATCACATAGTCCCATGCCTCAAAGACGGTAGGGTTAAGCGTAGTGACAAATTTCGGCATCCCCTTTACTCCATCGGAATCATACACAACCTGCGTCAACCGGGTAAACAGCTTTTCGATAACCTTGTAATCGTTCTCGTTGCCCTCTTCCACAAGGATCGAAAAGTATTCAGAAGACAAAATCTTCGTCATGCTATCCTCGTCTCCCATTGTGGCGGCGGCACCATAAAAGAATATCTTAGACCCATTAAAAAAGGTTAGGATGTTCTCGGACTTATTGAAGGTCACAAATGGAACCCCGCCCACACTGGCATCGTAAGGATGGACACCACCATTGATTTTGGCAAACTCCCTCCATAGCGCCGGCATCGTCTGATTCAGCATACCAATTTTCAAAGAACTCAGTGTTTTGCGGAACACCAATCCGTAACTACCCGGGTAAATAATCGCTCGCTTTACAATCCATAAAAAAGCATAAAACGTTTTACCGCTTCTTGATCCACCATACAGGCAAATGAACTTGACGATTACCCCTACAAACAAAGCAGCCTGAACCGCTTTTTGCTTGTCCGTAAGAGAGACATTCAGACTATAAGCCTTTGTCCTCATTGCCGAACATCACCGTAGTTATGGTGCTATCTTGTTTTACTTCTTGTTTGTCTCTTTGCTCAAGACGTTGCTTGCCCAGCCAAATAATCATAGTGCAATCGCCTTTCATAGCTATATCGAACTGCTTTTTGCGAAGCATATCATCACCTTCTGACCTTTTTTGCTGGGAATAGGCCGAGAAAGTCATTTTATGATCTCTGATACAGGCTCTATACAAAGTATCTTCGCAGATGCCTAAAACCCCTGCTATCCCTGTTCCGGTACATCCTGCCCTCAGATAGTCATCGACTACCGGCCAATCTATTATGGCCGCCGGTCTACCTGTTTTGGGAAGGGCTTTATCTTTGGATGACTTCATTACTTCAAGAATTCGTTAAACTGCCACATAACAAAATCTACATACTTAGAGCACTGCACCATTAAATCGTTGGTGACATAATCACCGGTCGCATTGGTGTTAGCCCAAATAGCATTTTGCTGTTGGCGGATGCTGGAAAGTTGTGTGATGATTTCCTGGACGAGCTGTCGGTCTGACATCTCAGGATAAGTTCGGTCACCGCCGGTCATCTGAATAATCGAATCGGGATTGAGTTGACGGTAACGCTCGGCGATAGTGTCGGCTTGGTCTAGGGCTCCTTCATATAGCTTCTTAAACTGCTTATGTAGCGTAAAAAAATGCCCTCCTTGCACATTGATGTGTGCAAAGTGGGCAAAATCCCTTAATGCGATCCAACTACGAACAAGCTCTACCATAGCCATGTACCATTACATAGCAAAAGTATAGCTTCATGTAAGCCAATACAAGCTATTTTCTTTCAAAATCTTTCAAATTTCGATGTCGCTCCAAATACCTGTTTGAAATGAGATGATCTTGAGTGTGCTGCAAAGCGTCCATCCATTGCTGCCATTGCTCAGGGTGGGAGGTAAGCCACGCTTGCACTTCGGATTGCTCCACATACACACCATAGTCATCCGCCCTAAAACTGATCGCATGCTGGCGAATAAGCTGATGTAATCTGAGTTCGGCTATACCAAATTCTCGTGCTGCTGCTTTAATATCCATAACAATACTTTTAGAACAATAATATCACCTTTTATCGGTCTTTCCCCTATGCAACTTTCTACCTTTAGGACAATTTACCTTAACTCACATGTTTTAAAATCCACCGTCAACCGGTAAAATCCCAGCACATCCGAGCCGATCAGTCCTCTTACGTTCTTTCCGGTAGCCCGCCGTAGACTGGTCATGTCCTGTACCGCGAAGCTGGCCGAATACGGGATGCTGTCGAGCGTAAACGGGATTCTTCCGGTGGTCTTTAGAGGGATCGAGGTTCCGTCTACGCCGATTACCTCTAAACCGGTAGCCATGTAGTAGATTTTTACTTCGTCACAGAGCTTTTTATCCAGCATGGAGGTAGACGCTCCGGTATCTATTAAGAATAACTCCCTTTGGCCGTTTATCGTGGCATAGACGAAAGGAACACGGTCGAAGATGATCTTGCCCGGCTTGGTCTTGTTTAGCTCACAGGCGGCAAAAATCACGGCTATAAAGGCAAGAAGAAAATAAAGTAAGGTTCTTTTCATTTTTCAGGTTTTTGTTATATTTGCATTGCTCTCGATTTCATGGTCGAGTGCAGGGTTAGTAGTAAATAGGTAGGAGGGTGAGGCGGACACCCTCCGTTTTTATTTCAGCAGTTCGGGGTTGTCGTGAATATTACCGATGACTATTTTTGTCGGTCTCGTATCCATCGTGTAAACATGCCCATCCAAAATCGTTACGAACCCTGTCCCTTTGTAGCGGACTTCGTAGGTAAAAGCTCCGTCACTAAGTATATCCCCCTCCCAAATCATCTCTACGGCTCTGTCTCTCAGACCCGTGTACTGGCCGATAGTGCTGGGATCAACCTGTATATATTCTACCCAACGTCCCGGCCCAACAGTACCAATCATAGGAATATGGTCGTCATCCCCAATTTGCAGGTCGCCATACATCCACTCCCCATTATCGAGGCGCTTGCCTCTGAAAATTATATCTCGCATGATTTTTATTGTTTTTCGTTAGGGATTAAATAAATATCTTCAAGATCGCAGACTGCGACAATCTCTTCGACCATAACAAATGAGTGAGGCATACTCATTGTTCTGTCTGATGGTATGAATACCGCCCTCTCATCTTCATCAACAGCCACGGCTATTGCTTTTGCTGTTACATCATTAACCTTTAGGATAACCCCGTTTCTAAATATTACTGCTCTCATGTTTTATTGTTTTTCGCCTTGCGGCAGTGGGTATTTTCGTATCTCGTTGTCAACATAAAACTGCTGGCACTCATTTAGAAATTCAAAGAAATCTTCCGGGGAGAACCACACATCATCTCCATAACCTGATGTTGATGTTATAGCAAGTATGTAGCCGTCATTATCCGGGCTGGTCGAGAGCGACATTTCGGAATCGTCAATGCTGTCTTTAAATATTATCTTCTTTTTCATTTTTCTCTTTTTTCTCAATTTTCACTTTCAACCTCTGGAAGTTCCGTAACTCCCGAATAGCCCCGTCGATGGACTTGCCGATCTCGGTGGGATCGGGTTGTTTAAGGTTTGCTCCGCGTCTCCACTTCTGGAAATAGTGAAGCTGGTCAATGATCTCTTTGACTTTCATTTTTTATCTCTTCAATCGTCACCCTCACAGGGCGGCAGGTGTAACCGTCTCTTTCTGCAAGTTGCCACATCTGGTATCGATCATCGGGAAAGTAAATGTATTTTGTCACGCACTCACATTCACTATCACCAAGTGTAAAGGGTAATACTTTCCCTTCCGGATCAAACACCGCCCACATTTCGACTGTTGTTTTCATATTCCCAATGCTTTTTCAATCAACTTTCTGTTTTCCGAGTACTGAATCGCGAAGTCAGCATACCTACTATCCCCGGTGTGCGTGTTGTCCAGGTCTTTGAGTAGATCGTTGGTTT